CTATCGCAGGCCCAGATATTCCTGATTCTCCTAGCCACCAATCTCCTCTTTTAGCAATATCTTCCTCAGAGGTTCCTTTCCATAGTCCTCTAAGTAATGCCTTAGTATCTCCAGTCAATTCTCCACCAATTTGCGACACAGCAAGCCATAATGGAATATTAACCTTAGGATTGGCCGCCATGCTATCCCATACTGATTTAGTAGCCTGATAGCCCATCTTCTTAAATTGAGTCATTAACTGTCCTATAAAACTCATAGGTCCGGTTAAAGGATCTGAGGCCCAGAAGGGTAAATTACCTGGAACATTAAGTCCCTGAGTAGTTTCTGCCATTCTACCAGCAGCCATATTTAATTGATTATTTGTTAATTGGTCCTGACTAACCAACTTATTAATATCTTCAAGAACTAATTCTCCTAACTCTTTAGCTGCCCTTGCAGAATTAGGATTCCTTTTTAATTCTCTATGTGCTTCTCGTGCGACTGCCTTACCTACTGCACCTGCAATTCCCCTATTAAATGTTTCACCTGCACCAATAAGATAAGGGTCTAGATGAGACATTTCTTCTGCAAGAGTGTGACTGAAATTCTGCCATATCCCTGATTTTGCAAGATCATCTCTATAACGTTTAGAGAATAGCTTGAATATTTCCTTACCTGCTTCAATAGGATAAGAACTTCCTTTAAGAGAAGTAGGCCCCTGACCAAGTATCATATTAGGCAAAGTAAAGTTCTGCAGCTTCGTGAGCGCGGCATACTTTCTACTTCTATCCAACCATTTAGTTAAAATAGGATTAGACTTCTCCTCTCTACCAATAAGTCTCTTCATTATCTTAAGAGCTAAATCAGGATCTTTGGTAGCTTCAATTAAATCAGCAATACCCTCAATTCCCTTACCTGCAATATCCATAGGACCAAATTCTCTATGCTGTGCCATTCTTTTAGACATTGCCCTAATATGAGTGATACCTACATCTGCATCTAACCTATAGGGAATTTCACTTCCAACTTTACGAGCATGCTGAGGACCAATAATTAATTCGCCTTCTTTTTGATAATGTTTAATAACTCGTTCAGCTTCGGCACGAGTCATTCCAGAATCCATTAATCTTTCTCTAAGTCCAGCCTCGGCTAGTCTTTCCTTGGGAATATGAGGCCAATAGTTCTGAGTATTCTTCTGGAAAGGAACGAACTTCTTTCCCTCAGTAAATAATCGCAAGCCTACTCTAGAAGCTTCATCTCCAATTGAAGACTCAATTTGTTTCCAAATATTAACAGCTTTCTGTACGCTGGGACTAGTAATAGGAACGGAACCTTCTACATATGCTCCTAAGTTTTCTTTTTCTTTATTAGTTAATCCTCTTACAGCCTTCTCAAATTCAGGAACATACTGAGCATCATACTGTCTAGTAATCTGAACTGCCCTTTTATCCCTACGTGCTAATTCAGGACTAAGATCATTAAGCACAGTTCTAGTAGACCTCCAAGGAGAAGGCATCTTGGATTCTTGTGCTATTAGTTTTGCTAAAGGTTCTCTTAATTGAGAAGGAGCAGATTCAACTGCCATTTCGTCAATATTAAGCTTAGTATTCTCTCTAGCTTTTTTAGCTGCATTCTTTAGAGCACTAGGCATTATGGGCTCGCCGGGCTCCAACGCGCGGGTAGGATCTCTTAATGGAACTTTAGGCTTTATAGATTTAGGTGGTAGTTCGTTACCAAATCCAATAGGCTCGCCTTCCCTTAAGGGACTAGAAAATCTTTCCCCTCCTAATGCTCTAGTTACTTCCTGAGTAGAACGGGGACGAACAGCTTCAGGCATAAAATCTAAGGGATATGGTAGTCCTCCGGTTCTAGCAGTGGGAGAAAAACCCATCCCAGTTTCTCCACTAGTAGAAGGTGCTTCCATAATAGGTCTATCTGGGATGTCTAATGCTTTTCCTCCTTGCAATTCAAAGTCTGTATAATTTAATGCCTTCAAACGCTCTTGTTCTCTTAAAGTATCTAAGTCAGCAAATTTAGGTGGCACATCTCCAGCGCGCCCATAAGTAGATTGGCCAGAACCTAAGAACTCTTCTACTTGTGGAGTTACATTAGATTTAGGTTCTACTAATCCTGAACCTCCTGCAGGACCACCTATAAATGGTTCTTCTCCTCTGCCAGCAGGTAATAATTTCTGAGCTTTTTTAGTTGTTCCAGGTATAATTCTAGGAATATTTTTAGGAGGAGTAAATCTAGCAATTCCTCTAGGAGTGGACATACCCAACGCGCCAGAAGGACTACCTAATGGAACAACAAAATCATTATATAGGCTTCTCAAAAATCCACCCATATAAGTCTCTTGATTCTCTCCCATTCTAGGAAGAATAGAACCTTCTGATTCTGGGGTTCCTATAATTCTTACGTTTCCACCACCTCTTAATCTTTCTAATTCTTTTTGATTACTACCAGGATATAGCCATTCTCTAGATGGAAATTCTCCAGAACTTTCCTCTAATTTTTGAATAGCAGACTGCCTCATTTGTTCTTCAGATTCAGGAGAACTACCAGTTAGAAGTCTTTGGCCTAATTCTCTAATTCTAGGATATTTAGCAAAGAAACCTCTATCTTCTTCATCTGGAGTAAATCCACTAGGATACTTAGATACTCCTCCAGGATCTGGAGTAAACCCTTCAGGATACTTAGAATCTGGAGTAAATCCAGCAGGATACTGAGGCATCTTATTTCCTAAATAAATGAGAAGGAGGTCTTAAGATTTCTCTTGCTTTACCCGAAATAGGGTCAAATCTACTTTGGTCTATACTAGGTTGCCTTCCAACTGCTGGCCTGAGGGGGTCCATATCTACTTTTCTAGCTCTATTTAATTCTTCAGCCATACGTTCTGCATAATGAACATCATTAATATTAGGAGCAGGAATATTAGGATTAGGAGGATGAGTAGGAATCTTAATACCTAATTTTTCCAAATCTTCTATTCCCACAGTAGAACCAGAATTAGGTCCACCCTTAAGATTGAATAATGGAAAATCGTCCATTACTCCACCACCCTCTTGCCAACCCAAAAAATCTGCTCCTGCATCTTCAACTCTACCAGCCATAGGAGCAAGTTTTCTAAGTCCTGCAAGATTTTTAATAGAATTAAATGCAGGTCCAGCGACAGCTAATCCTAATGATAAAGGACTAGTAGCTTCACTCATCATTTGACCAACACCTTGCAGTCCTCCTGCAATAGCTGGCCTAATCATTCCTCTATCTCCTCCTGATTGGCCTTCAAGAGGATCTATTTTATTAGCAAGCCAATCTGCTACTTCTCTAGGCTTGTTAGTTAGAGGATTAACGATCTTCTTAAAAAGCTCTCCAGGCATTACTTAATCTCCGTGAAGCCGGAAGGAATAGGTCCTCTACTTAAATCCCAATTTCCTTCTACACCATCAGGAGCCTTAATTCTAATTGTTCCGGTTCTAGATGCAGGATTATTGGGTAATTTAGGCGCAGTAGTCCCAGAAATAGCTTGATAAATCTTATCGTATTCAGCTTGAGGAATACCTCCAGGCAACATAATATTAGGACGTTGAATCTCGAGGTCATTCCCTTTAATCTTAATCCATTTGGACCATTGTGGATTACTCAACTTTACCGAGCGCGCCCTATTTAAAGCTCCTACTCTTTTTTGAGTTTCACTTTCAGGAGTTCTTACTCCAGGAGTAACTGATTGTCTATTAAGAGTAGCAGGCTTAACTTCATTAGTATCTAAATTAATAGTTACTAAAATCTTCTTACCTGGATTATCAGGGTCTTCAATAACTTCAGTTCTTAATCTATCTCTATTACCTGGGCGCTCAGATTGAGTATCTCTAGTTTCCCTACCCTGTGCTTTAATTCTCTCAAGCGCATTATCTTGCCTTAAATCCTCTAATTCTTCCTGAGATAAAAGACTTAAATCAACTGGAGCCTTACTACCATCTCTATAAACCATATAGCTGCCAGTATTATCAGTAACTAATTGTCCTCCCTTAGCTACTGCCCTAGCTATTTCCATGCGCTGATTAGCTTGCTTAATCCTATCATCTGCTTGACTTAATCTTTCTTCTCCTTGCCTTCTAAGAACATCATCCCTATCAACTTGTCTATTTAATTGAGCATCTCTGGTTTCTTGAGAAAGTAATTGACTAGCTGCCATTCGAGAATTAGTATTACCTAATCTTTCATTAGTCATAGCAGTAGTAGAAGGAACCATTTTATTCTTCCAGTCTTCTAATTCTCTATAAAATGGAGCATGCCTTATACTTTCTACTTCTGCTTGATCATCGCCAGCCATTCCTGCCATTAGTTTACGGAAGAATCCAGGTTTATTTCTTTCAGGATATTGTCCTAATAAATCATTAAATTGTTCAGTAGCCTGAGTTTCAGGAGAATATAACTCTTCCATTCGACTCCTCTGCCTAATTGGAGGAGGCTCGAACATATTATTTTCTTCCTGTGGAACTTGAGTAGCAAAAGGACCAGAATCTACACCAAATAAATTCTGTCTTCGGATACCCTGTAATAAATTATTTTCAAAAGGATTTGGCATTAGAATCCCCTAGCAAATTCAGCACCTTTTTTGGCAAGGTCCATACCTTTACCAATATTTCCTAAGACAACATCAGTTCTTCCTGGAATTTGGGCTGCTTGATTTTGAGCATTCATAATTCCCAATCCAAGTTGATTTTGCATCTGCTGAGACTCTAAATTAGATCCTAATGCTTGCATAGTATGGTTGCCAAATGTAGATGCTAATCCTGGAGTAGTTCCAAACAATGAAGCTTGCCCAGCAACAGCTTGTAATCTATTTTGATTAGCATTCTGATTCATACCTGCTGCTTGTAATCTAGCAGATTGATTAGCTAATTGAGCATTTTGTCCGAATTGTGTATCTTGAGTAGATAGATTACCTAATCCTCCTAGACCTGAAAGCTTACCAGATTGAATCATCTGGGCTAATTGAGCATTAGTATCAGAGACTCTATCTGATATCTGGCCCGCTAAGCCTCCTGCCATTTTAGCAGTTGCAGCGGTATAGTTAGGAGAGTATCCTCCTTGTAAAGCTCTTTGTCTTTTAAGTTCATTCTGAGCATTTGAGTATACTGACCTTATTGGACTAATAGCGCGCGCTCTCATCGAGCCGATATCACCTTCGCTAAATCCTCCTGTATCTGCAAAATTCTGATATCCTGACATTGCAGATTGCATTTCAGGACTTCTCTGATAATTTACAGAATCTGCTTGAACATTAGGATTGAAGCTACCAGCAATAGATTTATACTGATTCATTATGTCGCCATAGTCCGCCATTTGACGGTCTGCGGCTGGCCCATAATATTCCCCTAATATTTTACTATATAGAGGTTCAGTGGCACCTTGGCGAAGATTAGTGAGACCTTCTTGAGCAAAATCTCCTTGATAATCTATTTGATTTCTAGCGCGCCTATCATCACCATATGCCATTGTAGAATCCTTTTATTTACGACCAGAGTGTTCTAAACTATAATGATTACCATCTCCAAATCTACCACCCCACGCACATAAAGTAGATTGGGATTCCCACCACTCCCCTAATTCTTTATGAGATTTAGTAGATGATAAATATTTACCATTCTTAAAAAGATTAAGATCAATTGCTAATTTAATAGTATGATTGGAATTTTTAATTCCTTTACCAAGTTTAGCTAGGCGCGCAGCTTCTTCTGGAGAACGATATGCTTCACCTAAAGTAATTTCAAATCCTAGTTTAATTGCCTGATTTATTAATCCAGGAATTAATGATGCAAAAAGGGATTGTTTTTGTCTAAGTGTCATATATTAAAAAACAGCGGAATGTTCGGAACTTCCGCCACCTCCTGAATCTTGATGTTGTGCAGCACCTCTATCTAAAAATGACGTAGTTAATCCATCAGGAAATACTCCAGGCGTTCCAGTAGCTCTTGCTGCAGCACCTGCACCTGCTGTATTATTTAGACTAAAATCTCCAGCAGTAGCATTAGTAAAAAATGTTCCGGAACCTATTATAGAATCTAAATTAAATACTGCTTTGCCCGTTCCAGGGACAAAATCTGTTCCATTATTGAATGCAGCATTATTAAGCCAAAGTAATGAAGCATTAGTCAAACCGTTGAAACCGATTCCTACATTAGCTTCAGCAATACAATTTATACCAATTTGGGTATCTCCATTAAACCTAAATCCATCACGACCATTTAGATATGCAGTACAATTTTGAATTCTAGTAGAACCGCCTGAAATGAGAAAACCATCACTAGTTGCGCCTGAATTATTAGCTGAAATACAATTTATTGCAGTGCCTGTGCTAACAGTAATACCAGTAATAGTATTACTTTTAGCTAGACAATTAACATAATAAGCACTACCAGTCATTGCTGTTGCAGTAGAACAGCCGGTAGCATAGCAATTAATAAATGCGGAATCACCAGTTCCTAAAAATCCATTATTAGTGCAATTTCTTGCGATACATCGATATATAGTAGTTCTACCAGTAGCATTAAATCCTTTAGATGAAGTTAGAGATGCTCCATCCAATTCAATATTACCAATAAAATTATTTCCAGTGCTGGTTCCAAGAGTAATCATAGTAAAGGTCGAAATACCACTAGCAGTAATAACTGGCCTAGTCCCAAAATCCCCTCTACTAGTTTGATAACCTATTACACTACCACTAATGTTAGACTTGGAAAAAACTCCTCCGGAAACATTAATAGTAGTTAGTGTAATTGTATATGAACCAGCTAAAATCCAACCGGTATTACCACCTATCCAATTTCTTCCCATTTCCCCAATAGATGCAAGGGCACCTCCAATATTCATAGTTATACCAATTCCGGCCGCAATAACACCAGCATCTACTGTTATGGTTGTAGAATTAACAAATGTAGCTACTTGTTTTCGTGTAATTGCAAGAGTTCCAGTTCCTCCTTGAAGATAAATTATGTTTCCAACAATATCAGCTGTAAATGATGCAGTTGCTGATGTAAGTGTAGTAGTTCCATTAGCTACGACATCTGTCGTGGAGATATTGTTACCGACAGTATTTTTGGCATTTTGTTGTGAGTAATCTACACCAGTAGCACCAGTAATGAACCCCCCTCCATTGGTATCATTACCAGCAGTTCTTACTTCCCACACAGCATTTGCTGATATAGCCATTATGTTAATAAGATTGTGAGTTCAAGAGTGACTCTAGTTATGGTAGCAGGAACACCAGTAATTTCAAAACCTAATACTTCACCAGCTGCAATTGCTGTAGTCCATCCAGTTAAAACACTATCTTCATCAGAATCTACTCCTACTAATTCTGGAGGAGCAACAGCAACTATCGATGTAGTAGGAGGATATGATGCAAATGCATCCAGAAATACATCAAATTCTATATTACCGGCTACATCCGCTAATAATCTCCATTTGATAATAGTTCCATTTACAGGAAATGAACGATACCCTTTAATTCCTGTAGTTAATACTGCTCCAGCTCCATCTACAGTAATGCCAATAGTTTGTGTTTTATATGCACTAGCTAACGTAGCTGCTTGACTTCCACTACCAGGCCCAGCAGTTACATCTCCTGTTAATTCAGTAATAGCAGGAGGAGGAATTAATGCTATAACATCAGCAATAGTAGCTCCGCCGTCCTTAATTAATTTTCCTGTAGTTCCATCAAATACTGCTATACTCTCATCTACTGCAACAACAGGACCAACTACATCTCCCCCTCCGCCAGCAGGATTAATTTGAACCCATGCAGCACTATCCCATACATAAGTATCAGGTGGATTATCAGTTTCAAACCAGATGTATAGAACTTGAGAACCAATAGCAGGCGTAGGAACAAATGCTACTCTTTCTGCAGCAGTTCCATATTGAATGATGGTATTTAGAGATGTATCGCTCATGGAGTATACATGATGTAAATGAAATTACCAAAACCATCATCTACGGGAGCTGGAATAGGAATAACTCCATCTGACATGACAACATAGTCATTACTACTACCACTAGAGGTTGCATTAATAACTCTTTGATTAACAATAGTATCATCAAATGAAACATTAGTTCCGGCTATTAACTGTCTACTATTAGGAAGCAAGACTGAATCGTCTGCATGAGTTAAAAAATCTGCGTTTTCAAGTCCAGTTACTGTGTTTCCAGAACCTGTAATACTAGCGTTAGTAATTGATTGAAATTGCCTAACTGCCTCTATTAATTGCTTAATAACTTGATATAATGGCTGGTCTTTCATCTGAAGACCAGAAGTATTTAAAATAGATAATAATCTATCTAAATCAGGCTGTCCTGTTTCTCCAAATCTACTTGCCATTTAAGCAGGATAAGAAGTAAAAAGAGGTTTAGCAAAGACTATAATACGATTAATACTAAAAATTTCATTTATCTCAGTAGTCTTAATTTCTAATCGAGCGCGTTGCTGCTTAAAATTAGCTAATCTAGTAGGCTGTTTGTTCGTTTGCAACTCCAAAACAAAAGGAACTAAAGTCTGTATTTCTATATCGTCTGAAGACTGGAACTGTAATTTAAGATTACCTGCTCCTGTAACTCGTATCCTAACAGCATTAAAATGGCTTATGCTTTCTCCTTTAGAAGACATTCCAGCAAATGTTTTAGCCATTATCCACCTAAGTATGCAGTCTTAACAAAAGGATTAGGAATCTTAACATCTATAGTATCTTCACTGGAAGCACGCTGATAAAGAGTATCGTCGGTCTTATTAGGAATTAACGTATAGATTCCTGATGCATTGACTGATAAAACTAAAACTGCGGCTCCATTTACTTCAACTCCTCCTGAGCCAGTAATCATATTATCAAATGTAGCAGCAAAGCTGTTAACCTCTACCCCTCCACTTCCAATTACTTCAATATCTGCTGGTGTTCCTCCATCCGCAATAATCAATTCCACAGTGGCAATATCCCACATAGGAAAAGGATCTGTATCGGCAGTTTGTTCAAAAGCTACTATATATTGTATTGTTGCTCCTATAGACGCCGCTTCTATGGCTGATATAGGATATTCAATTGTATTAAATGCTCCTGGTGCAGTTAAAGAATCTATTACCTGAATAATAGTAGATAACCCAGGACCTGCAGCACCTACTCTAATTGTTAATGTAGCATTAGGGGCAGTTCCTGTATATCTAAATCTTAAATTTACTTTCCATCCATTAAATGAACCCGGCACATCAGCCGCAAAATCCATTTTGAATGAAACATTTGTTTCAAAATTCCAACTTCCATTAAAAGTTATATACTCAATATCTGAGCCAAAAGTATTAATAAACTGTGCTAAATTAGCTAATGGTCCAGGACCAACTCCTGCCCATTGATTAGATACAGGACTAATAAGAGATATATCGAAAGGAAGAAGAGATTGAGACATTACACTAGATTAGTATTAGTAAGTCGTGGACGAACTCTAATTAATGAACCATTAATAGGAGTGAAAGGAACATCTCCTGGAGCAAATCTTTCAGCCCAAGCTAAAATTCCTTCTGCATCTAGAAGATAATATCCATAAATTGTTCCAGGCGCCCCTGTAGCTCCAGTAAATTGAAAGTCTTGGAAATCAGAATAAAGTGCTACAGCAGGAGTTCCTGGACTAATTGCCCATTCTACAAAATTTAAAGGAATATTAGCATATCCCCCTCCTGTTACTACAGTGTAATCAGCAGCTACATCTGTAATACCAGGAGTTATATTATTTGAATATAATCTTAATGAAAAGATTTGATTAAGATATTTAGCTAATTGTTCTACTGAGCCTACTTGAGGGACTACCAATGTCATTTGAAATTCCTAACTGAAAAGTCTTCTTTCCGAACCAATTATCAATTCGCTAGTATTTATTAGAGCTATAGTAGTTACTTGCACATCAAATCTCAATGGAGTCCATTTAATCTTCTTAGGGTCTAGACCATTCCGATAATCTCCCACTAATAGACGCCTGTCAGGCAACGCGCAGTATAACACTTTATTAACAGAATCATTGAGAAATTGAATTCTTCTAAATTCTTCATTATCTTGTTCCATCCAAAAATCTAATATTTTCCAGGATAATTCAGGGTCAAAGTAGCGACCATTGAATAACATTATTCCACGATAGGAGGCAGTAATTAAAAAATCAACACTAGCCGAGCCAGAATCTACTACAGTAGCTACTCCATGAATAGGACATCCTAGTCCATAATCTATTACAGTAAGAGGCCAAGAAGAAGGAACTTCTCCATTATCTACCCATGCAAATGTTCTATTTCTTTTGAAACCATATAATACGTCGCGCAGTTCTTGAATCTGAGTAAGAGGATTACCATCTAAAGGTGCAACGATTAGTCCATCAACTTGATTGATAGCTTCGGGCTCGCCAGCTTCTGAAACTCTTATGAGAGAAATATCAGTAAATGAAGTAGCTAAACAAAGACGATCATGATAAATAGTAATAGCTGCACCCGCAGGAATATCAGAAAAATTATCTACAAGATGAGAAGCATCTTCGAGAAGATCAGCATCAAAGAAAGTAATGTTAGTTAAAGTAGTAGCAGTATTATTAGGAATACGTCCATCAGGAATAAAAAAGTATTGATAACCTGTTACATCTCCATTATAATTAAGAATAACTTTAGTTGCAACCAATCGACGCGCTACTACGAAAGTATCACCCGAAATAGGTATTCCACTAAAAGAAACACCATTATTAGAAACAGTAGTAAAACCAGTAAATCTCCCAGGCGCCGTAAGAAATCCAGTATTAGTTTCATATAAAACAGCAAATAGATGAAATCCAGGATCTGTATTTCCCGTTCCATTTACTATTGTCATTACTGGAGTAGCAGATGGAGGACTTCCAGCAGCCTTTCTAGCAGGAGTTCCATCTCCTAAATAAACATAAAGGAACTCATTCTGCATCCCTTTTTCAAATCTATTAGGAGCAGTTCCATAACTTGCGAAAGGAGTAATATATGCTCGACCTGCATATGGAGTCATAGCGAAGTCAGTCATACCTGCGCGTGTTAGTATAGGACCAAGAACTGTAATACTATCTACTACATGATAAATTTCATAATTTAATGTCGTAGTGTTTTGTACAAGAACAAGAAGAGTATTTTTATCTTGAGTAATAAAATTATAAATTCTTATAATGTTTCCTAATGGAACTGCCACGTTCTGATGAATATCTACTCCATCTCTAGTTCCAAATCCTGTAGTTCCTATAAATTTAATATTTTCACAATCAGTGAAATGATCTGGAGGACAAGAATCTGCATCTCCTCTACGATAGAGACCATTAAATTCTTCGAGAACTATAGGCTGATGTTCTCTTAGTGTCATATTTAAAATTGGACTGCCTAGCCTGGTTTCTCTAGGCAGTCCATCTCAATATTACTTGTCCTCAATTACCTGAATAGCATCGACAGTAATATTATCAGTATTACCATCGAATCCAGCATACTTAGTTGTTCCTGTCACTGTAGGCTGTGCTGGAGTTCCTCCAATAGCAGTCACAAGAATAGGAACATTAACAATATTTCCAACTTCAAACTGAGACTGAATTCTATCTGATACTACAGGCATTTGATACTCCTTATGTTTACTAGATTGGGACCGCTACTACTTCATCTGCAGCATCAGTAACCCAGTTTCTCCAGACATCTGTAGTTCCTGGCTTGTATCCTTTAGCAATAACTACATTGGCTGTAGCATCAGGGAAGATATTCTTAATGACTTGATTAAGGGATCCCTGTGCTGCTACTGAGACAAGATTGACTTTATTAGCTGCTGTATTAGCAGTCTGTCTAATATAGTTCCAATCTACCAGACCTTCTGTTGATGAGATAGCAATACAGTTAGTATTGTTGTTAAATCTGTTTCTAGTGATTCTCCATCCAAAAGGAATAGCAGCAGCAGTATTAAGAGAAAGAATTGCAGTTCCGGCCAAACTTTCAAATCTGCAATCTTCAATTAATACTCGACTAGAACCGCCATTATCTTCAATACCATTCTGAGTAGTTCCTCCGTTAGATGCAAAATAACATCCACTTGCTCGGAAGTGTGATGCATCAATTGTATCTATTACAGCAGAACGTGTTAGACGGATAGCGGCAGAGGCATTTACAGGAGTAAATTCGATATTCTCGAATGCCCATCCTGCTGCTCTTAATTCTATTAATGGAGTAGTTGCTACAGGAGATAATGGAGGCATCCAAGTTGCACCACCTCCAGTAGGAACACCACCAGATGTAGCTTGCCTTGGAGTATTAGCAGCACCAACTACAAGAACATCATATACATTTAAGGGTGCTACAGCTTGTTCTCGTAGAACACCGCTTAGATATATGATATCTCGCGACCGTAGATTGGGAGCTAAATCAGTAAAAGTAGTGAAAGAACCTCTTGGTCCTCCACCTTGGGGAAATAGATAAAAGACTCTATTCATCTGTCCAAAGCCAGTAAGAATAGCTCTATTATTTGTTACTTGAAAGTCACGCCAGAAACCAAACTGAGTCATTTTCTTCTCCAGTCCTTTTTATGGGACCAACATCCTAGGATGCCAGAGATTTTTAGAAAACTGAACGCGTTTTAAATGATGCTCTAAATGGCCTCCTTCTAGTTAAGATACTTTGTCTTCCTTTAGTTGAAATACCTAAAGTCCTTTGCAAAGCTGTTCCCGCTTGTCCATCTAATGATGATGCCCTTTCAGGATTCTCCCCAATAAACATACTACAGAGAGCAGCAGTTTTATATCCTAAATAGGACTTGATATTCTTAATTGGAATATCTACATCAATATCTGCAATTAGAATAGGAGTAGCAAATATTGATTGGATATAATCAAGTTTTAAATCATTATCTGCATCAGCAGCTATTAATCTAATTTCTTGATTCATCCAAGCCCAGATTAAAAACTGAGAAATTGTTGTGTTGTTCTCTAGATAATGAGGTATGAAATCTTTCTTTGTCATGGGAAGGAATTGGTCCAAGCCTTCTGGACTTTCCCATAACTGTCTGATTTCAATTAAGTTTGCAGGTAGTGCTACAACAGTTGCAAAACCAATTGCGGTAGTTCCTGCCGGCGCGTTGATAACTGCACTAGTTTCATTTGTTACAGGAACATTATTCTCCTCAAATAATTCCTGTAATTCATCCAAAGCCATATTCAGATAAGGTAGACATGCTACATTATTATACACAGACTGAGCCGTATCATTTTGTAGCGATGATACCATACTAATTATAGCGGATGGAGATGGCACTTTTTAGCTCGCAAATCTAAGATTAAGTTCTTTTGCCTTTACCTCATCAATCACAACTTTACAGGTCTGGCAAATCGGGTATACTGGATTCCTCATAGCACCGCATGCCTTACAAGGAATAAGCTCTGCCAGTTGGATATCCTTAATCCAAGGTTTATCCTTAAATCCTAATTCCCTAGCTGCCATCCTAGAATCGTCAGGCACTGCCAATGGATTTCCCATCGAGCGCGCCCAAAGGGAATCAGCTATTTTAATTAGTGCAGTAAACCAACGCTTCTGATTTTCTCTTGCATTATCAAGAAGCTTCTTATGGTCTTTCAGAAGATGGATTAGAGTAATCTCTCCGGGAATGAAAAATAGGCCCGGCATTGCATCGCCCATATTACAGCCTAGAAGACCATTGCAATAATCTTTAATGATAGAATCTCCAATCTGAACGCTACCAGTTGGAATTTCTAATAAAGGCTGATTCTCTTCTAATTGCTTCCACCAACTAGATGGACCAACTACCAATAAGGAAGGCTTTTCATAACTTCCAGCCTCAATTTCAAATAAGCCTGGCTGAATAGTAGGTTTCTTTTCTGAAATTGATTTAGGAAGAATAGATACAACAGTAGATTTATCCATAGGATTAACAGGCCCACGGATAGTTCTAAAATTAGGATCTGGGAACTCTCCAACAAGTCTACCTGCCATTTTAATTTTCCTTTATTTTACTAGTAGTAAAGCCCACACCTTCTTTATAGGCTAGGGAATCTCCGATATCCGTTTCACCTTCAAACAAAATTTGCTCTAATATTGTAATTTCTTCATGCTTTTTCTCTAGCAATTGCTTGGTATTTAGGCCAGCCATAGGATCTTTATATTTTGTATAAGTAGTTTTCTCTTCTATGGCTTTATGAATCTGGTCTATCACGAATCTAGCTGCGGGCCATACTGGTCTTAAAGGATTACCTTTACTATCCTCGAAAACCCAGATGCACTCGTATGATAATTCCGAACCCCCTAATTCTCTTACTTGAAAATTAGGAACTACTGTGAGTCTCTCTAGTAAAAACTTCTCATGAATATACTGTTTATATTTAGGTAGATTTCTTACCTCAGGATAAAGTAATTGAAAACCCTCATTGGTATATTCAGTCTCCCTCATCTCCCATTGATCTTCCGACCATACTATTCTAAAATTAGGAAGGTCATTGGTAAGGCCATATGATTCCTTTAGTCTTCTATTGAGGGTCTCAACATTTTCTATTGGAATCATATGGCCTTACTTTTCTAGCTAGGAGTATGAGTTGCCGCTACACCTTCCAACTTAGCCTGCAATTCTGCTAACTTAGCCTGAACTACTGCTGCTTCTGCCGCTGATAATCCATTTGCCAGCTTAGCAATTAAGTCAGCAATATCATTAGCAATTTCATTTGTAGTAGTATTCGCCTTTTCCAACTCTGCAAGCAATTCATCAACCTTTGCCATTATTCCTCCCAATTTAGTGATAACTAAATCTACTTTCTTCTCTAAGGAAGAAGTAGAATCAGCCTGATGCACATAAACATCTATTCTCATTCTACTTCCTTTTTCTTATACTACAGCCTTAACCCACCATTTTGCACTAAGAGGATCATAGCACAAATCAATAGGTCTATTCTGCACTGGCTGATATGCGATCTGAATGTTTCCAGTAGTTAAAAATAACCCTGGAGCTTCATTCGTAAAGCATAATGTGATTTCAACATAACCTGTTACTGGGGGTGTAATATTCTGCAATTGCACTGTTCCAGTAAGGAAGGTTAGTTTAGTTTTAGGAGTGATAGTCGTGGCAGATGCCATAGTAATAGGTTTCTGCTGCGCTTCACTTTGGACTGTGCTGAAATCTTGGTGATTAAGGTCTGACATTTTTAATCCTTTCCTTAATAACCAGAAGGAACGCCCAGATCATCAATGTATGCAGTAGCTGCTGGATTGTTCACAAAGAATTGTGTTCCAATCACCATGTAGAAAATATCAGCAGTTGCCACACCACCAGATGCGCCACGAATCTCGAATATTTTTCTTCCGTCAGTGGTATAGAAACCAATAGGAAGAATTTCCCCCCGGCCCCATACTTCATCAGAAACGAAATCAATTCGAGAAGGATTCCAATTAAAGCTTTGCTTTAATGGAGCACCAGCCAATTGCATATTATCACTGAAATAGAGATTCAGTGATTCTTCTTTAGGCGACTTCTGAATGAAAGAAATTAGCTGTCCAATCTCTTCATATGCTTGTGCCTGCGCAGGATGTGTCCAAGCATTAGGCTTGAAGTTATTGTCAATCCCTACCCTATTACCCATCTTGTTAATAGCAAGACGAGGTAATGGTAGGGATAGTGCAGTATTTCCACCATTTACACGATTGGAACGAATTTCAGGAGTAGCCGCGCGCGAGAATCCTAACCATGCTCCAACTGAAGAATTGGAGTGATGATAAGGAACCCCAAACAAAGCAGGAAGACTCAATGGACTAGTAATACCATTAGTTACAATCAAATCGCCAGCAACAACACCAGCAATCTGGGGAGTTACACTAATAGTTTTATTCTCTACATCCCACTGAGTAATTACTCCTGAACCTCTGTTTGTAACCAATGTAGCATCAAAGACCTGGATAGTTTGGCCATAACGCATCAAACGCGCACCAAAACCATCCGTAGTCAATGTGATAACATTGCTTCCAGCAGCAGGAGTATCTGTGGTAACAGTTCCAATAACACCATTTCCAGACTGCATCATCTGAGCATCTAACTGCCTTCTTAGCTCATCTAGCGCAGTTGCAGTTAAACGACGAACAGAATTAATTACAGCTTTCCTGGCATCGTCGGTAGCCCACTGAGATAACTTAGTATATTCAATATTCTCAGAAAGAAATACTGAATTTACTACTGCCTTATCCCAAGAAGGCCCTCCACCACGTCCTAAATCGCCACCATCTGGATTAAAATACTGGAAAGAACCTCCAGGTCTTAATTCCAGAGGAATGCGCATCTGTCGATTGCTGATGCGCTCTACATCTCTCTTTTTGATATGGGCAAAGAACCTATCGTCCCTTTCAAAAACTGTTCTAACTTTTGGAAGGACGCGCTCTAGTTCTAATGCCGCTACTTGTGCTTCATTGACAGCAGGCATTTATTCTCCTCATTTTTTATTATGTCTGTAATCTTTCATAATTAATCAGCCATAATAAAATCTTTATTACTCATACCCTTGGGAATTTCGTTCTTTCCTCTAGGTTTTTCGGATGAGGAAGTCCGACCTACTGTGATATGTCCTCTTTTGTCTTTTTCATCATCAGAGGAAGTCTTTTTGCCAATGCCTTTCAAAGCTTCTTGTCTAGCAAGCTTGATAACACTGGGAAGCAACGTCTTCGCGCGAGATAGATAAGCAGACTTAATTTTATCCAGTGAGGAGCTGGAATATTTATCCTCTTGTGACGATTTCCACAAACGATTTAGGACCACTTTCAACTGCTTATCCTGGCCCAATAGTTCTTCTAGCTTATCGAAAGCATCTTTAGTAGCATGCTTCTTAACGAACGGAGTCATCTGTTTGTTCTGGTCAATATTTGCATCAATAGTTGATGTGATAGCATTATCAGCTTTTGTCTGCAAATCTGACTGAACTGTCATGAAACGTTCCTGAAGAAATGCTTTCCTCTCTTCTGAAACACTTTCCTCGACTTTAGTTTCCTCTTTACTTAACCGAGTAGGCCCAGTCCATTTCTTAGTTGAGAATACAAACTCATTTAATGCAGTAGCATGTTCTAATAACTTCTCGTCATTCTTTTCTTTGGCCTCATTGGCCATGTTCATAATGGTAAACTTGATAAGATTACCAACTACATTATAGTAAGCCTTCTCATCTACCTTATGCAGAACTGCCATGTAATTGTCGGCAATTCTATTGAATGCTTCAGGATCATTTTCTTTAACTGTCTGTAAAATCTCTGAAGTATTACCCTTTAATAATTGCGTCTCATATCTATCTAATGTTTGAGATTTCTCTACTGCTTCCTTAGCATCATCAATAGTAGGAAGAATCTCAGTGAATTGTCTATCCCTATAGTAGGAGACTTCCAGTTGTGGAAACTTCTTGAATAGTTCAGGAAACGCTGCAAGTATTTCTTTCTTACTAACAGGAGCAATTAAATCAAACTTAGATTCATCTAATTCATCATCATCTAGCTTTAAATCTTCTTTTTCTTCTTCTCCTTCATCATCATCTTCCTTTTCCTCTTTCTCCTCTTTTTCTTCCTCTTCTTCTTCATCCTCCTTAATTTCTAGTTTCTCTTCCTTTTCTTCAGTTTTTTCCTCATCCTTAAGTAAGTCAAGAATATTATCCTTACTAAGTTCACTTGATTGGGAGTCTATTGGGAGCGCCATTTTCTTCTCCTGTTTGTGCAGATTTCTTAGGATTCTTTTCCCCCGCTGCAACAGAGGCTTGTTGTTGTGCCATCATCTGCTGCTGGATGATAGCCATATGTGCTTTAAAATGTAATAGAACGTTATAGTAACCCGGCCGGTTTTGAATCTTAGCTAATCTACCTGCATCTGAGATTAAAAATTTACGACAGATATCTGCTTCTACTTGATGATTATCTAATTCAGCATCTACTTCTACTGAAGGAATTTCTGTTTCTCCCGGAGGTTGCATTCCTAATTCTGTAGCCATCTGAACTTGCATTGGGTCAGGCGGTTGCACAATAGGCTGGGATGCTAATAGTTGCTGAATCTCTTCATTCTGCTTAATCTTATCTTCTTCTCCTGGCAACTTAAGGTCATTAAGTCCAGTAGCTTCTGCAAATAAATGAATATTTTCAGGAGAGAAAAGAATCTGTAGAACTTGAGGATTATTCAGTTCTACCATCTTCATTATTACATCTTTAAGTTGTGCCCAACTTGCTGGTAATTGTTCAGAAGACTCTAGTTCAATATTACCAATTTTACCAGCTACTTCAGATTTTCTAATGAAAACGTTTACGTAGTTACCTTGCTTATCCTTCTCTACTAATCTCTCATCATCTGCCATTTCCTTGATGTAAGATGTAATAGCCTTAGAAAAGATATCCTTCCACCATAATGAAAGCATCTTCCAAGGAGTCTGCAATCGCTGAAGTGCCTGCGCGCGGGACATTGCATATTCAGATGCAGTCTTAGAGCCAGCCTCTGCTATTCCTCCGAATAGACTAGGCAGAGCGCCAGATGCCAATTGGCCAAGTTGCTGGAATTGATTAAGTGCAGGAAGAACCTCTTCTCCTAAAGCTGCTGCCTTAAATGAGAAGAAACCTTCTGAGATATTTTTAGTTGCACTTACAGGCTTAGTTGGATATACTCCACCTGGAGTAGCTTCCATCTGTCTGTAAGCATCAAAGTCTAGGATAGCAGGGTCTATGAATGTTTGAGGAATGCCTTGTTCGATAGTCTGAACAATCAAGGAGATTAGGTCATTTACTATATCTTGGACAGATACAAGTAAAATGCCCAGAGGGTCATGATGGATATAATCAGACAGAGGATTATGAGTAAGAGTCCAACAATCATCTAAAGCTTCATTCTCCGCAGCTGCAAAGCAATCATCAATAAATACTACTTTGCATCCATCTGGAAACTTTGCCTTAAGTTCCTTTACATCTTCCTCATTTCCTAAGATATTATAAGCAGCAGGGCGAAACCAACAATTACGAATAGTAACATTATTAACAGGATACTCCCCATAATACTGAGGAGAAAGTCTGCCCCATCTTTCATAGGGTTCACTTAGTCCAGAACTAGACAAAGTTTTAGAAGCGCCCTTTTCTATTTTATCTCTCAATTCTGGATACATCTCTAACGCATTAGCGTAGTGTGTCTCATAGGAGAAGATAAGATAAGGACAGTCTTCCTGCTTCTTTGCGTAGTTAGGAACTTTTACATATAACCCCCCATATACTTCTAGGCACTGCCGAGACTTAGGATTGTTAGTAACTCCTACAAGTCTCTGAACTATTAACTTGCTCTTCTGTAGATTGGGATCTAGAGTAGCTGCACACTGAGGACAGATGATAATATGTTTATTAAGAACTAGATCATGAAGAAGAACATCATCTTCATCAGGCATAAACTCATCGGCTTCTGCCTGAGTAAATAATTCATCGGCGAGCTGTTCATTACATACTGGACATACATGAACTTCTTTAGTATCTTCCTCGTATCGATTAGTCTCATAAGTTCCATAAGCCTTATCTTCTTTAGGATAAGAGTAACATGCTACCATTCCTTCAGTGCAATAAACGTAAAGCGCATGCAACCAAAGGAAGGAAGCATTATTATGTTTGCCAATTAATGCTGCTATCTTGTTCCCACTTTTAGCCGTGCTAACGTCCAAAGGATTATCAGCATCATCCGGAGCACAATCAATAGCAGGAATAGTAATCGAAAGGGCAGCAATAATAGATTCAAGATAAGCTTTGAAAACATTGATTGGCTTGTCGTAGTAATCATCATCCGAACTTTTAGAGTCTCCAGAATAATCCCAAACGCGCCAATCATGTGCTACTTCAGAATACCAAATGCGAGTAAATCCATTCCAATAAAGCTTAAGTTTACGCCATATTCTAATTTGACGTTCACGGACTTCTTGGTCCTCCGCGCAGAAATGGTCTACGAGCGTCTTAAGATTAGTTTTAATATCTTCTGGAATCTCTTTATGAGGCATTATCTTTTAGAAAAGAGTTTTCTTTTATTTTTTGGAGTCTTCTCTATCATCTCCTTAGCAACTTCGGGTGAAGGCCCTATTCCTTTTCCTTTTTTCTTTTCAGGACTATGAGCCATCATTTGCATAAATCTATATTGCTTAGCAGATTTAGCGGGCACTTATCTTCCTCTTAATCTTTCCAGCTAACATATTAGCAGGATTAAACATTTCTTTAAATGTAGATTTAGAAGGACCGATAGCTTTAGAACTTAGTTCAATATCCTTATCTCTACTACCAAACTTAGCTTTATGCTTCTCGGCTGGAGTCTTCTGCCTTAGAAGATTCATCTAGTCCTACTTCTTTCTCAACTGTTTCAATCTTCCTAGTTACTTCACCTAATACTCTAGCTCTAGCTCTATCTTCCTCTTCAAGAATCTTTTTTCTTTGCGCCCAAGGTAAAGCTTTTCTATCTGTAGGCATTACCGTTGTGATTTGCTGTTGGACTACTTCAGGCTTTACCAAGCCCATGATAGTCGCAAGTAAATCAGCGCGCTCCTGATTTACGATATCTAGTTGCTGCTTAAGAACTTCACAACTTTTGCAAGGTTCATAATCTTTAATTTTTAAAAGTCTTAAAACTAATCTAACCATATTTTCTATTCCTATTTAATCTAGATTTTCTAACTACTCCAAAACTCTTTTCCTTAGACTCAATTCTTTCCATCGTTCTATAGAATTGGGTCTGGTCTTGACTAACATTAAGCTTTGTAACAGCTTCCTGGATAAGCTTCTTACGTTCAAGTTCTTCTGTAAGACCTTCACAATATCTATTAACAGCACGACAGAGATAACGAAAATTATCGAGAGGATCATCTCCATTGAATTCCTTAATGTCTTCTGTCCTCTTGTCGTCATATACAGCCGTTGGAATAGTGTCAATGATTACCGGACAAGCCTGCTCGAAGAACTGTATTCTTGGTAAATTCCCTTCTGGTTCTTCATCTAAGAATTGCTTCCTATATCTTATAAGAGCCCCGTCACCAAAGTTCCGGTATATATGCTGTGCTAATTCAAAGTCGTAAACTTCACCGGGCGCCCGCATTAAATGATGTTGTTCCCATCTAAGGAAATCGTGACATAATTGCAATCCAGATATACGAGAGCCTGGACTATTATCACTAGAAGAAGGCACTAGTCCAGCATACTTTTGAAATTGGTCCGCTATCGTTTCCACTCCACGATCTTGCCAAGCTGACCCACATAAGACTGTATGAACTATATTCTCTAAGTGCGATACTTCTTTTATTTCTGAAGCCCAATAAGGTAAATCTTGTCCTATCCATGCTCTCTCCCTATAAACGTATACTCGCTTATCTGGACTAATTGCTGCCCACATAGCATGGCACATTGCCCTTTTGCCCCAGTCAATTGATAGAACGCGAGGCCACCATTCTGGAATAGTAAAGCTTGGTATGACGTGGAGTGCGTTGTCTGGCTCGGCAGGAAACTTAATAGGTCTAAATTCTGGAAATACAGAACCTTCGAATGCATGCCAGTCGCCATATTTCTTAGCGCGCTTTTCAGCTTCTGGAAGTATTTCAAGCTTTTGTAAATACTGTGGGTCATACAGCATGCCATAAGGATTATCCTGTGGCAAGCATGGAATATAAATCCTAAGGAGTCCCGTCCTTTTGTCTTTGATAATCTTGTAACCATTTTCATCTGGTTTAACAAATCTATTATAGGTAAATGTCTGGCCTATTCCGCCAGGATTGGTTCCACTCCTTGCAATAGCAACATTAAAAGAAGAACCTGGTCGGACTCGCGATCCAACCATGTAAATATACATTTGTTCTTCAAAGTGAGTAAGTTCATCGAACGCGCAATAATTATACTGAGCAGTGTCATACTGTCTCTTAACATCAGCCATATGTGAGATATGGCCGAAATCGAAATAACTTCCATATTCAGGCCATGTCCAACTATGCTTAGTCTCATTATAAGTCGCGCCTGTTAATGGGTAATAATCTTTAGATAGCCTAATAACTTCTCGTTCGAGGTCATTGTAATTTCGTCGTAAGAGGATACCTTTAAATCCTCTAAATTTATAAAAGCCTCTAATAAGTGGAATGAGTGTAAGGAGAAAACTCTTACCTCCATAAGCTGCCCCACCATATAAGGCTTCGAAGACTTCATCGGGTATTTTAAGGAAGTCTTCTTGTCGTAAGTGGGGTTTAATTTCTCTAATGAAATCATTGCCTGGATCTCCTAATGTAATATTCATTCCCTAAATCAAAGACCTAAAAGTTCTCTTAACCTACCCCAAAGTTTCTTATTGTAATCAGGACTGTTCTGTGATAATCTCCATAATTGATAGAAGATATCTCTAGCCTCATCAAATCTAGTAAAGTTTTTACCACAGACGTTACAAATTGCGTAAGAATATACATTGTAAGCACCTACGTTTTCTTCGTAACATTTTGGGCATCTAATAGCATTCATTATGAGACGAGTTTAAGCCTTCAAAACAAGAGTTGTGTTTCCACCAGGACATCGAATAAATGCAGATGCAGCCTCTGCACCTATAGTTTCAGAATTAGTTAATACATCCCATGCAATACTATCTACAGATATTTCTACCACTGCTAATGAATGCACACGCACCTTACGTGTTGGCATAGCATAAACAACATTCTGTATAATATTATGAACGGGACCAATAGTTAAAAGCTCTGTTGGCATTTGATTTCCTTCTAAACATCAATCACTTCATACTTCTCAACTTTATTCTGATTAGGCATATACATATGAAGATGAACCTGCTGGTCCTTCTCGCCTTTACCAGAAATCTTTTCAACGATAGTAGATAAGTCGCGCGCTGCTGCTATTAGCTCTCTAGGCTTCTCAATATCAGTAGGGTCAAATAAATCAAGAGTGTCCATTAACTTTGAGGTAGCCATATCAGAAATCTGATTTCTAATATTTAAAACTCTCACGCGCGTCTCATCATCCGCTATATCTTTTCCAACCGCATATTTACTCGCCGAACTTTGTGGAACTCCATTAATTTCGCCAGCCTTAGTCGCGCCAATTTCTAAACTATCTAATGCTGTAATCTCTTTAGTTAAATCAGAACGATTCTCACCAATCTTAATTCCCACTTGCGACTTAATGACTACTCCATTATCTGGAGATTTTAAAGTATCTTCGATTCTTTGTTCAATTACTTCGTCATCTTGAATGAATAATTTCATGATTCTTATAGTTCTATAAATATCACAAGTGAACGTTCAGTCTTACAACTTTCCACTCAGGAGTCTATCAAATTTCGGCGGCCTTGTCAAGTCCTCATAATGATAGTATGGTATTAAAACAAGTCTTAACTTTGATACTATACTATTCAATTACCTAATTTATGGGACTCCTACCTTTTAAGTCTTAAATTATATAAAGAATCCATAAGTTTTTAAACTAAAAATCAAACCCTTATGTGATTGCGCTACCTACGCCCTGGAAGCAGTGTGGATGTTATCCTGTGGACGGGGTATGGGGGGATAGGCATGATAAGAGGAGAGGCATATGATAGTCAATCGAACTATGATAGTCTGTGAAATAAATCACAATGATATGATTACTATTATGTAAGTAGGAGAATACAGCGCGCCAGTTAGGCGAGAGATAAACTACATTACGATATCGTGTTTCGAGGAATATCGAATTGGCCCAGGATGAGAGAACAGACAAGGTGCTAGGCTCAGCTATCATAATGACAGGCGCGTTGAATGGTAGCCTATTGTAGACTCATTACGAGACTATGCAATATCATGCATCTAGTTAAGTTAACTGCCTTTTGCACACTATAACAGAACAATTTTCCTCTGCATATGATTGCACACCGACTATCATATTTCCCAATTAGTATATTCCGCGCGCACATTACAAACCTGTAAGTAGAAATATTTTTCGTTCCCTGTCGTTTTCTCTTGACACCTATTTTCCGTTATGAGACAATAAGTCGTCGGTCGGAGATTCTCTCTGACCTTGGACGTTTGACAATTTACGAGGTTACACAATGCGTAATTCAACACGTGCGCTCCGTGGTCGTTTCGATTCTCAGGTTCCCGCTGAAGTAGATACGAAGAAAGATACGTTTCGTATTACCGTAAAAGTGGAAGATTGGGAAAAGGGAGACGACCTTCCAGACGGAGCCACATTGTCAGAGAATGGTATTGCCATCTGGTATACCAATGATAAGGAACCATACGAATATCAACAGGTTCCCTCTCTTCCTACCGCTCTGAATCTTCTGGGCGCGGAACTGACAGACGACCAAATGCAATTTTTGGCAGAGGCATTGAAGGGTGAAAAAGCTGGACCGGCAGTCAAAAAGCTTGTGGAAGTTTTCAATGACGACCTGAAAACGACTGCAAAGAATAACGCATATCAGCGGAAGTTCAACGAAAAGTCTCCGTTGACGGAAGAAAATATCGGAAATTCCAAGGCTACTATGGTAAGGAATTTCATGAAACTTTCCAATGTGTCCGACGAAATTGCTATCAATATGTTGAAGCAATTCAACGCAGCAGTTTTCGGAGAATACACAGTAGCAGAATTTCGAGCGAACAAGGGCAAGCGTTAATTAACTAACGTTTAATTCCAAAGGGAAGCTAGTCTTAACCGATTAGCTTCCCTATTTTTTCGTCTAAAAATATACTGATTTAATATCACATATACGCCGGTATAATTCCGATAGAGCCCCGGTCTACGCCCGGTATTTGGCCGGTTCAGGCCCGGTTCAACCGAATCAAGGCTAAATCGTTGAGTGACAAAGACTTACAGCCTACCCTCTCCCTCTAGGCTAAGCTGACCCCACCCTATTAGACCCTGTTTTGAGTAGGCAGGATATTAGAGGTGGTTTGTTGTTCTATATATAATTATATATATATAAAAGAATACTCACTCTACTACCACACTACCCAAAAGAGGGGTTGACACGGTGGGGTCGCTAGTGGTAAGATAGGGAGGGTTGAGAGTGCTAGGGGAGCTAAGTGATTGAGCCTGAACGACTTACGGCGTCGGAGCCTGCGTGGACCTTGAACCGGGCTGAGACCGGCGAGCTACCGGGCTATTACCGACGGCTTACTGGATTCTCTAATCAGTCGCTAAAATCTAGAATAGTAGATATCGTATCTAAGAATCATGGTCTATTACTAAGTGGAATAGTAAGATTACTGCGCGATGAGAATCCCGGTTCAATCACTTCTAATTTAAGTAAATTGATTAAGGAAGAGAAGATTAAAAGAATCAAAGGACCAAAAGGATTCTTCTACATTAGTAAGGAAGGATTATGATTTATGAACGAACAAGAATCAAAAGACCTAGAGGATATGAAAGCTAAGGTATTAGTAGTTAAATGTGAGATGTGCAATCCAAAGCCAATAGAGCACAATTCAAAAAGACAGTAATTAAGGAATTAAATTATGAATTGTGAATGTGGCAAACCTATTACGTCTCAATTAACAGGTAACAAATGTGCTACTTGTTTCTTCAAAAAAGAGCCAGTGAAAGGAGACATTTCTGAACCTATTGTCTCCATTCCAGAAGTTTCAATAGAAGAACCATTAGTAAAATTAGGCCAAGGAAAGGAAGGAAAGGATAAGAACGATCCTATTCATGAGCCTTCTAAATCGAGTGAAACGAAGATACCGGGAGTTAAGTATTGCCAATCTTGTATTGAGAGATATAATGCATTAAAGTTGGCAACTAGAGAATGGCGCCCGGATTATTTTATTTGTGACGAATGCTTTGAGCCCCTCCTAAACAACATTCTAAACTTAAACGAGAATGAAATCGTTAGAGTTAAGACTGCCAACCTAAACAATTCAAGTCCTTTACTAGAACAGATTTACAATCTTCTAGAGATTCCTCCTAACTTGCGTTTTTCCCGGTCAGATGATGTGCTTAAAAGTCGTAATGATATCTTCAATCATCATGCGACTGCGCTAGTCAATAAGGATATTACTGAGATAAGCAAACAAATTGAAGAACTATCAATAATCCTTTTCCAAGTTAAGGTAGCAATAGAACCTAGGCAAGACTACATTAACAGAGTTAAGTATGCCGAAAGGGAGAAGGCAGGTCTTAAGGGATTAGAGAAGAGTGAAAAGGAATATACAAAAGGGCCGAGTAAGGTAAAACAATCCAAAGATGAGAAGATGGCAAAGCAGCTCGGCATGACATTAGAGAAATATCTGGAAATGGCCAAAGCTGCAAAGAAATCAGAGTTTGAGAAGATTGTTAATTCTTAAGAAAGGCTCATTATGAGATGTGTAGATATATGGCAACTATTAGATGACATTACGCACATTGCAGTATTCCTAATGGTAGTATGGCCTTTCTGGGCGCTTCCAATTTATTACATCAATAAAGCATGGAAGGCTTCAAAATGATTCGCCAATATACGGCACAAAAGCAATGTGACGATTTATTGAGATTGCATGGTTATGAAATAGACCGTCCTAGCGAAGAAATGGGGCCTGACAGTTCAGCCAAAAAGTTTGTTTCTTTATACTCTAAAGGATGGAAAACAACATTTACTAAGGCAAGTGATTGGCTCGCTAGATGTTATCATGATGAGAAGAGAGTAGTTATCAATCTTCATCATCTAAATACATGTAGTGAGATAGATTTAACACAGACTATTCTGCATGAAATAGCCCACGCGCTAGTTGGTCCCGGTCATGGACATACGCAAGTATGGATAGATAAGGCAAAGTCTATTGGCCTATCTAATCCTCAACCATGTGGGCCTAAACTAAAGATAGATGTAGGCAGAGCTATACAAGCCAGTGAAACCTTACCAAAGCGAACATTTCATAGGATAGACATTAAATGTCCTACATGCGATAAGAAGGCTATTGAAAAAAGCTCGATAGTCATGAATGGAATAAAATGGACTCTTTTAGAGTGCAGCCATCTAGTTAAGCATGAACAGTTGCAAAGTCAGAAAGTAGATTATAAGTCTTGGACTAACATTAGTGGTAGTAAGACGATATTCCCTTATCAAGCCGAAGGAATAGAGTTTCTTGAACAAGCTTCCGGCAGAGGATTAATTGCAGATGAACCAGGATTAGGTAAGACTATCCAAGCTTTAGGCTTTGCATACTTCCATGCTAATGAATGCACTCCAGTATTATGGGTATGTAAGGCAACATTAAAGATTCAGGCATTAAAGGAAGCATTAGACTGGTGTGGGCCTGCATTTATGGCCCAGATAATTGAGAACCCGCGCTCATTCATTTTGCCCGGCCTGAAGATGTATATCATCTCAATGGACCTTCTTCGCAATATGCCAAGTGAGAAGATTGAAAAGATAGGATTCAAGACAGTTGTAGCAGATGAAATACAACACTTCAAAAATCCAGATTCTTCTAGAACTGCTGAGCTAAGGAAGTTAGTTACTAGCGCAGAATATTTTATCCCCTTATCAGGCACACCGTGGAAGAATAGAGGACAAGAATATTTTCCAGTATTGAATATGCTCGATGCCGTCAGATTCCCCAGTCAAGAGAAATTCAAAAATGATTGGGTTGACTATGAGTATGACAATAAGAAAGGGAAATACGTTCAACGCGGAATTAAAAATATAAAAGAATTTCGTAACTATACAAAGGATATTGTACTTCGTAGACTGCGCGATGATGTCCTTCCTGATCTTCCAAAAATTAACCGTCAAATCCGTTTTATAGACATGGAAGCTCTCTATAAACAAGCTTACGATAAAGCAGAGGAGAAAGTAGCGAATATCGTAAAAGCTGCAATGATAGATGGGCAACCATTAGCTAACATAGCAGGCATGATTATGCAACTAAAGCATATCACTGGCCTAGCTAAAGTCCAAGTATGCATAGATGATGTGCAGGAGTTTATTGACAATACTCCTGAATCAGAAAAGTTGACTATCTTCCATCATCATATAGATGTAGGAGATAATCTACAACAAGGTGATGGGCATACTTACGAAGGATTAGATAAGTATCTTGAATCTCAGGGATTATCTAAAACATTGAGACTATTCGGTGGGAAAGGTCCAGAAGAAAGAGATAGGATTATTCAGAAGTTTAAAAACGATTCTCAATGCCGTATCTTAGTAGCTAGCACATTAGCTTCAGGCGAAGGATTGAATATTCAGTTCTGCCAGAATGCTATCATGCTAGAGAGGCAATGGAATCCGGGCAATGAGGAACAGGCGGAATTGAGATTTTCCCGTCCATTAACGTGGGAAGACTATCCGCCTTATTTGCAGGAGCATCTCTTTAAAGAAGACCATTCTCCCAAACAACCAAGCATTCGTGTTCCATACATGATAGCAGATGGAACAGTTGATAGCATTCTAACTGAGATAGTCGAAAGGAAGAGACTAGCATTCAAGAAGACTATGAATGATAAAGATGCTGAATTAACTTGGGAAGAAAATGATATCATTAGAGAAGTAGCAGAGTATCTTGTTAAAAAGAGATATAAGAATCAATTAGTAGGAGCTTAAAATAATTCATGACAAGACTACTTATCGACGTAACAGAAGAAGATATCAAAGCTGGAATACCAAAGGATTCAAGTCATTGTCCCATAGCATTAGCAGCTACTAGAGCTATTATAGAAACATTTAACGTAACGCCTATTTCAGTAGAAGTAGAAGGCAGTATAATATTTGCTCTGGATGCAGGAGAGATTTACTACGTAGAGGATAAAGTTAAATTCTATAGTTTCATTGAATCCTTTGATAGCGGTTATATAGTAGAACCTTTCATGTTAGAAGTATTTGCACATCTGCAGGAAAATAATGATGGTGAAGATTCCGACTACTAATCCAAGGCCAATAGCAGTAATAACCTGCTCGCCTACTGAGACGATAGACTATCTCAGAAAAAGATTGCCAATTAGAGAAATTAATTTTGCCAAGTTACGATTAACGACCGTTGATGGGCAAGTATATATACTAGTCCTTAAAAGGGAAGACCTGCTTGGCTTGGAAATCTCTGACTTCATAGTTGGTCCTTTAGCCCATGAGAATACTCATTATATCGAGATTCTTAGGGAAGCTGAGCAAAGAATCAGATAATGGTAATAAGAATCTCTCAGAAAGATGCCATTAAAGAAGCTCGCTTATCTCAAAGAATACCAAGCCAAGCTTCAACAGAAGAATCTCATCTTGCACGTTTAATGAAGATTCATATTCTTACTATAGTAGAAGATGCCTTTTATGCACTTAGAAATAAAGAGAGAACAGATAAAGAAATAGACTTTGAGTGGAAGAAATTTAAGAGAATATTAGAGAATAAATTATGATGGAAGGAATATGCACTAGATGTCATGAAGATTTTATGAACTGTAAATGCGAGCAGTTTCATCCCTCTCAATGTGACATACCAATTAAAGGACTGTTTCTTTCAGAAGACGAAATCAAAGCTCTAATAGATTATTTCTACCAGCGCGCTGGCTATATTTCACCAGAATTTGACCCTATGGTAATTGCTTTTACAAAAAGATTGGATGATTATGAGCTTAACAAGAGAAGAATGTCTGGAAATAGTGGAATCAGTAAGAAACCTTAAGAGATTAATTAGGTATAGTATTTCTAGATATGCTTTGATAGAAATTGATAAAGAACTGGATAAGATTAAAAGCAAAGTAGAAGAAAAAGTAGAAGAAAAACTGGAGAATTAATTATGACTACTATAAATATAGAAAAAATATTAAATTTATTAGATGAATTAGCTAGAAATCAAAGAGAATATTTTGAGAAATCTGCCAAAACACAATTAGCTATTATAGAACTAATAAGAGAGCAGATTGAAAAATGAGAATAGGATTTACTGGAACACAAAAAGGAATGACAAATTGGCAAGCGGAAGAACTGAAAAAACTTTTTATTCTCAAAAACTGTTCCGAATTTATATTTGGTGATTGCGTAGGTTCAGATGTGGAAGCGGCTAATATTGCCTTTTCTTGCAATATCAGAATATTCACAATTCGCCCTGCTCTTGTTGCTACTAATAAAAGAGCATGGTGGTATAATCCAGATAAAGATATTACAAGAGAAAATGGCCAATTCTTATTATATCCTTCTGGCATGAGGATTAGATGGATGCCAGCTAAAAAGCCTTTGGAAAGAAATAAAGATATAGTAGAAAACTGTGAACTTATGCTGGCAACACCAAAAGAATTTGAGCACACATTAAGAAGTGGCACGTGGGCTACGATAAGATATTCGTGGAAGACTAAAAGGGATATTACAACAATCCCGCCTAAGGATTGAATTATTACGAAAGAGGATTGAATTATGGACTTTGAAGATCAAGTTAAGAAAATAGAATCAGAAACGCGCTCGGCCTATAAGGCATGTAGAGAACACATGAAAGATTTAGGCTGGAATGAGGAGACCATTGATGTAGCAATGAGTCATCTTAACAGTCTCATGTTAGTTTTATATATCAATCAATTTCCAATGAAGCATGAAAAGTTTCCTGAAGTTCTGCGCGCTACCGCTAACATTCTAGAAACGATGATACAAAATGCTAAGAAAGATACTTAGGAAAATCTATCGATACTTTAGATATTATAGACATGATGATTTTATCGCTGTAAAAGAAGACTGGTATAAAGAAGATGGCCTATAAGAGATTCGTGCATACTAAGACTAGTGGTGAACATCAAGGAATAGAATTTGCTATCTCAGAAGATGGGAAAATTACTCTTACTCATCAACATGATGAAGAGTATGATGAAGTAGTAGTTCCTGCTTCTTTAATATTCAAACTTGCTACCATATTAAATGCAACTAGAAAAGTGCATTGGATAGCTGAGGAAAGTAAACCATGAAGCCTATATTCATAATTACATTTGGCTCCGGTCAATTGGGCGGTTTTGGTTTGTATTATCATATGGAGGTAGAAGCACCGGACGAAATAACAGCGCGCAGGATTGCAGGAAAAGCTTTTGAA